TTGTCTTTTGAAATCGAGTTTATTTGTCTTTCTATTTTTATAGTGTTAGTTTCAAAGTCTATGTCAGTTGTTTTTAATCCTCTAATCTCAGATTTTCTAAGTCCACATCCTAATGCTAAATATATTCCAGCTCTTTGATATACATTTTTTTCTTTATATGCATTGATTAGAGTGGATATCTGTTCTATAGATAATATTTCGTCCATGTTGTTTTTTCTTTTCATTTTATTATTTTTAGGTTTACTTATTGTTCCACTAAATGGGTTGTTAGGAATAAGCCTCCATAGTACACCTTTGTTGTAGATAAGCATAAATACTGCTAAAAACAATTTAATTGAGTCTGGTTCATATGTTTTAGAGAGTTTATTTAAATACTTCTCTATAGTTATAGGTTCTATTTTTATAGCTTCTTTTTTACCGAAAACTGGGAGTAATTTATCTAAACAGTTTCTGTATGTTATTACAGTATTAGGTTCTAAATTTTTATTTATATGATTTTCCCATACTATATCAGTTAGCTCCTGAAATGTTAAATTTTTAGGTCTATCATAGTCTCCTCTTCTAACTCCGTAAATAAATTCTTCGTGTGCTTTTTTAGCTTCTTTTTCACTTCCATAAAATGTATCTGTATAAGCTTTACCTTTATGCATTTTTCTAAATCTAAATACTCCAGGAGCTCTCTTATCTATACTCATTGATTATAATCTTCCTTTCTAAATGATTTAGCAAACGTAAGTTCGTTATAAATTTAAAAAGAAAAGCCCTAGGGCTTTTGAACAGTTAAATTATGATATAGGATGAATTATTGGAGCTATTTTTTTTGAATATATCATTATTTCTTTACCTTTATAAACCTTCTGAGCGCTATAGTTAATATTATATTCTTCAATGTGGTAATCGCTATAAAGTTCTTTTATTTTATTGACATTGTCATATGTTACAATCCAATGCTTATTAATTTTAGAAGTAGTGTTTCTCAATGAGGTATGATTATCTTCATTGTAAAAATTAGTATATAATTCTGGACCTTTTGCAAAATATGGAGGATCTAAAAAAATAAATGTTTTTTGTTTTTGTCTTGATACAATATTTTTTATAAAAATTTCTGCATCAAGATTATAAAAATGAATTTTTTTCTTATTTGATGATATTTTCATAATCTTATTAATAATATCCTTTTTATTAAATCTACAATCTAGAGTATAATTACCAGTTTGCTCATATCCTCCAATTGGGCCAGCAGATATTATTCCAGATCTATTGGTTCTATTTAAAAATAATGTTGAATAAGCTAATTCAAATTCAGTTACTATATCTTTTTTGTTTTGAATATTTTTTTGAAGCTTCCATTCATCAATAGTAACTTCTGTTGTTTGAATTTTTTTACATAGTTCAGATGCATTATTAAGAACTGTATTCCAAAATGAGTAAATAGATGTATCAATATCATTTAATACCAGTTTACTAACAACATTATCATATAGAAGTTGGAGTGAAAGGCCACATCCACCAGCAAAGGGCTCCACGTAAGTACATCCACTAAGATTGTTTAATCTGATTAATTCTTTAGTATATTTATATAGTTTTGTTTTTCCTCCAGGATATCTTAAGGGAGAATGAGTTATGGGCATAGTACCACCTACTTTCTACTCTTATAAGGATATCAAATATAATTATTCTTGGCCAGCCTTATATTGAATTAAAGGCAAAGATTTTTTTTCATATAGGTTATTTAGAGACTTTACAAAATTAGTTCTAAAATTTACAAAATTTTCATCTCTAGAATGCCTATTAATAAAAAAAGTTATATATGTATCAAAGTTTTTATCTGAAGCTGCCCATTTTTTATAATTTTTTGCAGGAGATTTTTGTAAATCAACTATTGTAAAAGACTGAATATTATAATCTGAAAAGTCAGATATAAAAGAATCTCTTTCTTTGTTATATTTAACAAAGAAATGGTCACTTCCTTTTAAAGAATAAATAAAGAAAACGATAGCTTTTTCTATACATAAGTCTTCAATGGATGGTAATTTTAGGACATTTAAATTATCTTTATATTTGTCTATATTAACATCTGGATCTAAAACAAAAATGGTGTCTGTGAAAAGCTTCTTTCCATTATCTATTAACAAAAAAATATTTTTATAACTCATACCATCATTAGTTTCATTTGATGTTAATCCTGTTAAAAAATCAACTTTATTTATGATATCACGAGTTTTTATTATACGCTTTAAGTAAGTTATAGCTAATTTATCTTCCATTATTATAACGGGTTTAAATAGAATGTTGTTTTCTTCGCTATCACGGAAAGTAAGTTCTTTATAGGCATCTGAATAAGTTGGATTTAGTATAATATTATAATTATTATCATCTACAAATTGAGTGCTGATGATATTCAAAACTATATCGTCACAGTTTTTCTTTTTTTGCATTTCGATTATACATTGAATAAGATATAGTGAGTGAGAAGTTAGAACTACTTGTACTTTATTTTTAGCGCTCCAAGTATATAAATATTCAATAAGTTTTTTTTGGGCAATTGGATGAAGACCAGCTTCTATTTCATCAATACACAATATTCCATTAAGACAATCCTTTCCAAGAGAATTCTTCTCGAACGCAAATAATTTACTTAATATATGACCTAAATTGTCTTCACCAGAGGATATAGAGGCATAATCATAATATGTTTCAGTAGGACCAAAAGTAGTTTTTATAGATTTATCCTCAACTAATACAGGATTATTAAAAGTTTGTTTTTGCAGAATTTTGTAATATCCTCGATCAATAAATTTTTTATATTCTTCAGTTAAAATTTCTTGCAAAGGCTTAGAATTAGTATCAACAATTGGATATAATCTTTTAAAGTTTAAATAGCTGGTATTAAGAGAAAAATTCCCCAATCCTTTTTCATTTGATTTACCAACAGTTATACGGTGTCTTGTATTATCAGAACTTGGATAAACACGAATTGGAGTTTCAAAATCATTTCCATCTATATCTTTAGCATTTAAGTAGTAAATATATTGTTTATTGTCTTTTTCTAAACTTAGGTTAAAAACTTCTTTTAATGTAGTTTTAAGTTGTTTACCAAAAATATCTTTAGCATCACTAGGACTGCTAAATGGATGAGCAATTAATCCTAATAATGTAGATTTCATAGTACCGTTTTTACCAGATATGACTGTTAGATTATTTCCTAAAGTAATTTCTTTATTTTTTAAACTTCTAAAATTACTTATTTTTATGCTATTAATTTTCTTGAATTTTATATCTTTATTGTCTTGGATATTATTTTTATCCATATTAATCCCCCTTTGTCATGATAACAATAATCTTAAGGCCTCCTTACAATTCTTAAATAGTAATTTAGTATATTAATTTTCTTTTCAATTTCGGATGGATTATTAGTAAAATGATAGAAAGATAAAAGAAATAATCTTAGAATTGTACCAATAAATAAAAGCTTTAATATGAAAATAATAGAATCAGGATACATTCCTTCATTGGGCCATTCTGGTATTAATTTTGTAGTAGTAGCTCCTGTTAGAAATAAAAGTGTAGAAGATGTATGAGTTTTATAATTATTAGATATATCTTCAAGAATTTCTTTTAGTAGTATTATTTTACATTGCGGATATTTCGAAAGTTCTCTAAAATATGAAACATTGCTATATATTGTTGCTGGATACTTTTTGATTTGCAGATCAAGAAATTTATTGATTTTCTTACATTGGAGATTATGGTCATATGAGGTTGAAATTTTATCATTTATTTCATTTTTAATTATTTTTTTTGTTATAAAAATAATAATAAAACTAAATGAAATTAGAATTAATATACTTAAATTAAAATCTAATAAAAAAGGTGAGTGTTTCATGATTAAAGCTAGTATGTAAGAGAAAATAGCAATTATAATAATAATTTTATAGTTTTTTCTTATATAAATAAAATTCATCTTTTTTATTGAACTGAGTATATTAAATAGAACACCAAATGTAGCACCTAAATATAAAGATAATACAATAAAATATATGCTTAAAAAAAAGTAATTATTTATTAATAGCTCTATATTTTCGTTTATAAAGTTAGACATATATTTATTCCTCGATTTTAGAATTTAGACAGACTTTAATCGTTTGCACGTTATTTAAATCTGTTTTCAAGTAAACTCATTAATTTCCATATAGCATCCACCCCCCTGGATAATATACTTATATCAAAGTTAATTAATATATTTTTTAATTTTTTTTAAAACCCAACTTAGCTATTATTAGAATAGCTATCTATACTTAAAATATGAATCTAACCAAGAGCAACATCTAGAACCATCATGATAGTAAATCCAATCATACAACCTATTGTAGCTATATCAGTTTTTGAGCCACCTTCTTCACGTTGGGCTTCTGGAATAAGTTCTTCAATAACAACATAAATCATCGCTCCAGCTGCAAATGCTAGAGCATAAGGTAAGATAGGCTGCATCTTCACAACAGCAAAGGCTCCGATTACACCTGCAATAGGCTCAACTATCCCAGATGCTTGACCATATAAGAATGATTTTGTTCTGCTGAAACCTTCTCTTCTGAGCGGTATTGAAACAGCTGCTCCTTCTGGAAAGTTCTGTAAACCGATACCAATTGCAAGAGCTATAGCTCCAGCTAGTGAAGCTGAACTTCCAGTTCCTGCAGCTACGGCTCCAAATGCAACTCCAACAGCAAGTCCTTCTGGAATATTGTGAAGGGTAATTGCTAAAACTAACAATACACTTCTTTGCCAATTTGTTTTAACACCTTCAGCTTGTGAAGTTTCTAATCCCATATGTAGATGGGGTAATAATTTATCAACTAAATATAAAAATGCTCCTCCACCTAAAAATCCAATTGCAGCAGTAAGAGATGCTATTTGTCCGAGTTCTTCAGCCATAGTTATTGCAGGAGAAAGTAATGACCAAAAGCTTGCTGCTATCATAACCCCAGCAGCAAATCCAAGCATTCCATTAAGAATAGTTTTATTTATTGATTTAAAAAAGAAAACAAGTGATGCGCCAAGAGCTGTAACGCCCCAAGTGAATAGAGTTCCTATGAGGGCTTGTTCAACTGGACCGAATTTTTCAAAGAAAAGTATCAATTGATTTCCTCCTAGTAGTATATTTATATAGATGATTACTCAGCTATCTTTTCTATTGTACATATGTTAGGCAAAGTAGTAAGTAATATTGCTTTCTTATCATCTAAGTCAATGTAATCGAACTTATGAGATAGAAACTTAAGTCTAGCCAGTAGAAACTCATGAGGAACCTCAAGTTCCTGAGTCACACCATCAATCTGTCTATTATGCATTTTTAAGAAAGCTTCTTTTAGTCTGTCGATAGGAAGTAAAAATTCAGTGGCCCATTTTAAAGCTGTTATTTCTGATTTATCCAGCTGCAATCTTCTAGTATAAGAGTTAAACATAACCCTAGAGTCTCCAACACTAGTGAAATGATGGCCAAGCTCTTCAGCCAAAACTATTTTAAATTTCATGGAGTCATTTTCTAATTTTTTATTTATCACAATTATTGGATAGCTAGATTCAGATTTTAAATACATTCCATCTATATGATCAGGAAGAGAATTTAGAATTTCTAGCTTGATATTTTCTTTTTCAATTAATTTGTATAATTTTTCTAATTTTCCCATGACTACACCTTTGTGATTACAATATACTTATTGATATATTTTTTTTTAGAAAGTATAATGATAACAATATATTTAAAGCAAAGAGGATGATAATATGTTGATAGTAAGAATATTCAACTTAATGGAAAAAAATATGAGTTATATAATGAAAAATAAAAAAAAATTTCCTAAAGATAATGAATTGTTCAATAAGCAATTTGATGAATCTTTTAATAAAAATGTAAGAGAAACTAATGATTATATTAAAAAAAAGTCTAGTTCCATTCATAATACCAAGAAATAGGATTTAGTACCGAATCACCATTATTTATTCCAACTAAATTAAATATAGATAAATTGAAGCTGTCAAATGCATCTGTTAAAGTAGTCAAGACCTCTCCACTTCCGGGGAGGTTTTTTTGGTCATGAAGAATATTTCCTATAGTTCCAGTTTTTTCAGCAAAGATATAAGATTCCCCAGGATATTTAAATTTAATTGAGTTAATATTTTCTCTAAAAAATTTATCTTCTAATGGAATAAAAAAACCGTTAGAAAGAATAAATTTATTTGAAGGAAGAACATGAGATATAATTTTAAGCAAATTAAGACTATGCTCAATATCAGAAAATTCTTTCTTAAGTTTACTTTTGTTAATGTTAGGGTTAGTTGATTCTGGATTTATAAGGCGCGGATATACTTTCATAAAGATATTCATAAAATTTTCTTTAATAAAATAGTCTAAATCAACTACATAAAAATTAGATTTAATAAGTACATAATCTCCAATTTCAGCATTTGCAATATCAGTTTTAATAGGTTTTTGACTGTTTAAATGATTATAAAGAAGACTATAGGCATTATCATGAAGTTTTTTTGTTAGAATATCTCCGCCAACTTGAGAATTATAAATTGAGCGAACAGTTTCTGATGAATTTCCTCCGGCGGTCATACCCAAAGATGCAACAGCAGGAATGCCTAACTGAATGCTATTGGTATGGTTAGTTTCAGTTTCTGATTCACTTTTTGATTCAGAATTATTCTTTATAAATAAATTCTTTGATGCTTCTAATAATCCATCATCAATCTGTGAAAGATAGGAATTAATTGTATCGGTATCCATATAAACAAATCTTTTCATAAATGAATCATCCCCTTTTATACCTAATCTATTCTTTCCTATGCTTCTCAAGTAATTTCTTAGCTATGCTAGAAATAATTTCTCTCTCTTCTTCTGGAAGCTCTTTATACCCATCTGTTTTAGAAAGCCAGAGGTCTATATCTTCATCCGTTTTTTGTTCGGGAGCTTCTTTATATGGGTTTCTTATGTCGGAGTTACCTAAGAGAAAGTCCAGTCCGACCTGAAAAAACTCTGCCCATTTTTGCAGTACTTCTACCTCAGGTATTCGCTTATTATTTTCATACTGAGATATAGCGGATTTTCCAAATTTATAATGATATTGTTTGTTGAATAAATCTACAAGTTCTTGTTGAGTTAATCCTTTTTCTTCTCTAAGCGCTTTAAATATATTTCCAAATTTATTCATATTCTACACCTCTAGCTTAATTATATTTCTTATTCACATAAAAAGAACAATAGTTCACAAAAGAGGAAACTTTTTTCAAAAAAAGGGTTGCAAGTTTTGTTTGCGTGTACTATAATTAGTTAACAAGAACGAAACAAGAGAGGAGGAACTTAAGAAATGCCAGTACAATCTAAGTTAAAAGGACTAATAGCAGAGTTTGGGTTATCACAGAAGCAATTGGCTAAACATCTTGGAATTACACTAAGAACTTTCAATGATAAAATTAATGGTAAAACAGATTTTTCGTTAAAAGAAGCTAGAATTGTTAGCTCTTATTTTGGGAAAACAATTGAAGAAATTTTTTTAGAGTCTGAGTTAACGCAAACGAAACAAAATTAAAAATTAGAGAGGAGCTTTGAAAATGTTAATGAACAAAGATAATTTCACAAGTTTGGAATTGGTAGACCTAATTAACCAGTACAGGGAACAAGAAGGCAATAAGACTCCATTAAGACATGACACTATGCTAGGAATAATAAGGGATGAATTTGAAGAAGAAATAGGTCTCCAAAATATTTTGGAAGCCCAATATACACATCCTCAGAATAGACAACAATATCCAATGTATATCCTAAATTTATCCCAATCAAGACAGGTCTTAGTTAGAGAATCAAAGTTTGTAAGGAAAGCGGTAATTGCCTATATAGACAAGCTAGAGAATAAACTTTTAAATCAGTTACCTCAAGATTATCCATCAGCACTTAGAGCATTGGCAGATAAAGCAGAGGAAACACAAAAACTAATGTTAGAAAACAAGATTAAAGACCAACAGATAGCAGAACTTCAGCCTAAAGCTACTTACTATGATTTGGTTCTGCAGTGTAAAGATTTATTATCAACAACTATGATTGCTAAGGATTATGGTATGAGTGCTACTGCTCTGAATAAGAAACTAGCAGGTATGGGAGTTCAGTTTAATCAAAGTGGTGTATGGTTCCTTTACTCAAAATTTCAAGATAAAGGATACACATCAACTAAGACACATCCTTATTCTAAAAGTGATGGGACAGTAGGTAGTAAATCTCATATGTATTGGACCCAAAAAGGAAGATTGTTCTTATATGAGCTACTGAAAACTAAAGGCATAATTCCAATGATTGAAAGAGAAGATACAGAAGTTGTGTTTAATGATGAAATTCTAGCTTATTCTACTACTGAATTGAATTAAGAGAGGAGGGATTTAAATGATAGGGGATGTGGTTGGCTACAACAAATTTCGAGTTGAAATTCTTAGTGGAGAAAAGGTGGTAATTATAAATTTTGAATCTGAGCAGGAATATATGCACTGGTTGAATAACGGAATGGCATTTAATACAAGAGGCGTGATATTCGATTATGAGAATAAAAAAATAATCGAATTCTTGCAATAATTTGAAAGGAGAATAGAAATGAAAAAATTATTAGCTGAAATTTTAAAAGAACTTAGAGAAATAAAGGTTGGATAGATGAAAATAATACAGTTTGCGTAAGACTTAGAAACTGTGAATGGTACCACTACTATGAAAACGGTACTTGGGCCTAAACATAAATTACAAATACAGGAGGAATATAAAATGAACCAAAATCTTGATGAAATGTATAACCAATATTGCTTAGACAATTACAAGAAAATAAATGGATACGATTATTTTGATGATTCATATGAAGATGATACAGAAGATGAAGGAGATGATGAGTAATGATAGCTAAGGTACTAATTCAAACTCTAGATTTAAATTATGAGCAGTGGCTTGAGTATAGAAAAAAAGGAATAGGGGGTAGTGATGCTGCAGCCATAGCAGGACTTAGTCCTTTTAAAAGTGCTATTTCAGTCTTTATTGATAAGACTGAGCCTAAGTGCGAACCTATAGATTCTGAAAGAATGAGAATAGGAAGGGATTTAGAGGACTATGTAGCTAAAAGATTTGAAGAAATGCTAGGTAAGAAAGTAAGAAAAAGAAATGCTATACTTCAGCATCCAGAACATGAATGGATGCTTGCAAATGTAGATAGATTAGTAGTAGGCGAAAGTGCTGGACTTGAGTGTAAGGTTACTAATTCATATGCTAAAAAGCAGTGGGAAGAAGGTATTCCACCAATGTATGAATTACAATGCCATCATTATATGGCTGTTACTGGCCTAGATAAGTGGTATATTGCAGCACTGATTGGAAATGAAGCAGTTTCTATACATGAAATTAAAAGAGATGAAGAGATTATAAATTATCTCATAAATATAGAAAAAGATTTCTATGAGAATCATATATTGAAAAATGAGATGCCAGCTCCTGATGGATCAAGTGATGCTTCTGATTTAATAAAGATGATGTATCCAGATAGTGATGCAAGTGAGACTGTTGTGATAGATAAGAATGAATATGTAGAGATGGTTAATAGATATGACCAAATAAATGAGCTTATTAAGACTTTAGAAAAAGAACAGGAACTTATTAAGCAAGATATTCAAATGCAAATGAAAGAAGCGGAAAAAGCAATTATATCTGATAGGACAGTGATTTGGAAAACAGTTGAATCAAATAGATTAGATTCTAAGAAGTTAAAAGCTGAACTACCTAACATATATGAAAAATACACTAATAAATCTTCAAGTAGAAGATTTCAAATTAAATAAATGGAGGATGATAATATGTCAAATTTAAAAAATGAACTTGCAAAGAAAGCAAATAATAGTGTGACAGATAATAAAAATAAAGAGCCTCAGACAATTAAAGACTGGATTAAGGTTATGGAGCCAGCTTTTAAAAAAGCCCTACCAAGCGTAATTACAGCAGAACGATTTAGCAGAATTGCTCTTACAGCTATATCAGTAAACCCTAAGCTTGCTGAATGTACTCCTCAAAGTTTTATAGGTGCCCTTATGAATGCTGCTCAGCTAGGACTTGAACCAAATACACCACTTGGACAAGCTTATCTAATACCTTTTGATAATAATAGGAAAATTAATGGAGAATATGTAAAAATTTCAGAAGTTCAATTTCAAATAGGATACAAAGGGCTTATTGAACTTGCTTATAGAAGTGGAGAATTTACAAATATTTATGCTAAAGAAGTATTTGAAAATGATGATTTTGAATATGAATTTGGTCTTGAGCCAGTTCTTAAACATAAACCTGCTAGTGGTAACAGAGGAGAAGTAATAGCTTATTATGCAGTATTTAAACTTACAAATGGAGGTTTTGGTTTTGAGGTTATGTCAAAGTCAGATATAGAAAATCATGCTAAAAAATATTCAAAATCATTTGGAAATGATAAAACACCTTGGAGTAAAAATTATGATGAAATGGCAAAGAAAACAGTTTTGAAAAAGGTATTAAAGTATGCTCCAATTAAAGCAGAATTTGCAAAACAAGTTGTTCAAGATACTACGATTACTACAGTTAAGACTGTTGTTGGTGAAGATATAGAAATAGAAAATCAAAATGTATTTGAAGCTGAAGAAACTGATTATGAAGTTATAAATCAAGAAGAAACTAAATAAACTGACAGGGAGGTTTATCCTCCCTTAAAAGGAGGTGAATACCCTGGAAGGATGGATTAGTTTACACAGAAGTATACAAGAACATTGGTTGTATCAAGAACGAAGAGTATTTAGTAAATATGAAGCATGGATTGACATGATAATGATGGCCAGCCATAAAGATAATAGGTTTCTGCTAGGCAAGGAATTGGTTGAAGTTAAAAGAGGCAGTTTTATTACATCTGAATTAAAACTCATGGATAGATGGAGATGGTCAAAAGCTAAAGTTAGAAACTTTTTAAATTTATTGGAAGAAGACAAAATGATTTTGAAAAAAAGTGACAAAAAAAAGACCACTTTAACAATAGTAAACTACAACGATTACCAAGATGGAGAGACCACACAGAGACCACAAAAAGACCATACGGAGACCACAAAAAGACCACAAAAAGACACAATCAATAATGTAAATAATGATAATAATGTAAATAATAAAGATATAGAGTACTCTATGCAAAATATTATCGATGCATGGAATGATTTAAAGCTAACTCAAATTAAATCAATTAAACCTAATACAAATAGATTTAAGTTACTAAATGTTAGGGTCAGAGAATATGGAGAATCCGAAGTTATTAAAGCAATAGAAACCATTAAACATTGTCCATTCCTTTTAGGACAAAGCCAAAGTGGTTGGATAATTACTTTTGATTGGTTTATTAAGCCTAATAACTTCTTAAAAGTTCTTGAAGGAACCTATATGAATAATGGAGCTTCAGATAAAGCAAAGAATAAAAATAATCAAAATTTGCAGGGAGCATATAAATCAGTTAGTAATGATGACTTAGAGAACCTGCTTATAAATAAAAGAGATCGTTCAAGGAGTGAGGATTCTATATGAGTAATTTAGATAAGGCACTTAGATATATAGACAAACTGTATTTTAAGAAGAATTTACCGCTAGATAAAGCAATTCAGGCAGGGAAAGCTTATTTATCAGCTATTAATAGATTAAATTGATAATACAAATGACCATCAAACGACCATCAAAGGAGAATGAAATTTTAGTAGGAGGGTTTATATGGAAATTAAAAAAGATACTACCACAAAGAAAGATAGATATTATTTTGTACTAAGAAATCCACATGTTAACTATCCAGATATAAAGATGATATATGGACCTACTGAGCAGGCAGTAAAAGATAAAGTAGCTGCACAGCTTAAGAAGTGGAAAGAACTAAGCTCAAAAGTTTCGTAATAGGTTGATATTGAGAAGGAGGAAAATGTATGAATAAATACTTTTGGAACTTTAACGAGCATGAGGAAGTTTGGCAAAACTCTTGCCCAACGATTGAGGATTGCATAGAAGAAGCCAAATGGGAAAAAAAAGATAGAGAAATAGCAGAGAATCATGTCTTTATAGGGGAAGCAGAGCCTTATAAACCTATAGTTTATGCTGATTATTTAATAGACAGCGTGCGAGAACAAGCATACGAAGAATGTGGAGAATGTTGCGAAGGTTGGCTTGATGGACTCAAAAAAGAACAAGAAGAGATATTAGAAGAGAGATTAAACAAAGTTTTAATTGATTGGCTAGTGGAAACTAATAATAGTCCTAGCTTTGGAAAGTTTATGAAAATTAGTAAGTATAATCTTGAAACTGGAAAAGAAAGCGAGGGAGAGTAATGGAGATGAATTGGATACCAGTAACTGAGAAATTGCCAGAAAAATATTGTAAAGATGGGATTCTTTATAATCACCAAGCGGTTATAGCGACATTAAAAAATGGATGTGTTCTTGAAATGTGGTGGGGTGGAGCCAACGAAAACTTTTTTAGACTTGAGGGAACGAAAAAAGAAGAGCTTACTGAAAATCCAGTGGTTGCTTGGATGCCAATGCCAAGACCTTTCAAAATTTATTCCTTGGGATATTGGGACGCAGAGGATGGAAAAGGCTATAGAGAGCACATTCTTACTGAAGAAGATTTTAAAAACCTTGGAGTATGTGACTATATGGGAAAACATTATGTCGAAAGCGAAATGGACGAATATTTAGAGGAGGAATAATAGTGAGCTCTACTAATGGAGACGGAAAAGGTAATTTATTAATTTCTTATCTTTTCAAAAATGATAATGCTTTAGAGCAAATAAATGAAGAAGCAGAGATAAAAGCATTGATACAACAATTGTTATCAAGCAAAGGTTATAAATATGTGATAGCAGATGATTCATTAATAAGTGAGAAATTATTAAAATTGTAATAACGCAATATAACCAAAAAGCGAGGGAAAATAATGAATTTCTATGTTGAAGGGTACACTGCTGATCATGTTGAAAATTGTCCTTTTTGTGGAAGCGATAATATATCCTATAAGCCTTTAAAGGCAAAACACAGATGTGAAGAGTGTAAGAAAGAATTTTATGTTATAGAAGAGGAAGAGTAAAGCAATAACCAAAATACAAAGGAGGAATAAAGATGGAGAAAAGAGATTTGGTAAGTGGAAAGCATGTAGTAGAGATTAGATATTCTGGAAAAATGTTTTTATTTATAGGAGATAGATTTGTATCTCTTAAAGATTTTATACTAGCTGAATCAATTATGCCTAATTTAGCTCACAAAATTGATGAAAGATTAGATATAGTAAAAATTTATGAGATAAAAAATTGCAATAGTCTTGAGTTAATATTAACTATTAAGCAGGGATTAAAGTTAATTTGGGAGCGCAAGCCAGAATTATCAGATGTAGAGAGAGTTATATTAATGAATATAGATAAGGAATATAAATATATTGCAAGAGATAAAGATGAAGAAATAGCAATATTTAAGGATAGGCCTATAAGAGTACATGATTATTGGAGTGCTGAATATGCTGCTAATTTTACTTTTACAAACTTATTCAAAATGGTTAAGTGGCAAAACGAACACCCAACTAATATTTCGGATTTACTAAATGCAATCGATTAACAAAAATTAACATTGAGGAGGTTTCTATGCATACTAAAAATGAAATAGCAGATAGCTTGAACAAACAGATGCCTTATTGCACAAATCATAAATGCATAAATTACTTTGAGGATTCATGTATGTACTTATTCGAAGATGGACCATTGAAAATAAATCCTATGGAATATTCTGATGAAACATGTGAAGCTTTCATTTCTGGAAAGCATCCTTTGTATTTAGAAAGTGAGGCATCTAATGAATAGTGTGATACTTATTGGAAGACTAACGAGGGACCCAGAGCTTAGATACATTCCTTCATCTGGCAACGCTGTTACTAATTTTGATATAGCTGTTGACCGCTCATACCAAGGTAATGATGGAAATAAAAAGACTGATTTTTTTAAGATTCAAGTTTGGGGTAAGAAGGCCGAAAGCTGTGCTAACTATCTTGTTAAAGGAAGACTAGTAGCAGTAAAAGGCTCTATTCAAAATAGGAGCTACGAGACTACTGAAGGAGAAAAGAGATACATTACTGAAATAGTTGCCGAAAATGTACAGTTCCTAGAATGGGGAGATAAGAATAAGGCTCCTGAAACAAATAACACATATGAACCTGAGGGTTTAGATTCAGATGGATTTCGTGCTCTTGATGATGCTGATGTACCTTTTTAGATAAGGAGTAGAATATGGACCTTAATCAATTAGTTGTAAAACAGAAATACCTGGATGATGTTGTTATTAAGAATTACAACAGTAATCACTCGGATAAACTAGGATTTTATTTAGATCATAAAGATTTTATAACTCATAGACTTCTTGGACTTGTAGTAGAACTTGCAGAAGTGTGTAATGAGCAAGATTTACATAAGTACTGGAAAAATAATAAAAAAGTAGGTGGTAACACATTGGAAGAGTTAGCAGATGTTCTTCATTTTCTATTATCGATAACTCATACATTAGGTTATTCAGGAGCTGACTTGGAAACAGCTTACCTAGAAAAGTTTCAAGAGAACCTCAGAAGGCAGGAAAACGGATACTAGGAGGATATCATGAACAGAACCCAGAAGAGAGAGAAAACAAGAAACTGGTATAAGCAAATAAACAAAATGTCTCTAGGACAGTTTGAAATATTTCTTGAATCATTAGTACAGCAACATGTCGATGAGACTGAGGAACTTATCGAAGCTGCACTAAGAAAAGAATTTAAATTTGGTGATAAAAGAATTACTAAGCTAAGAGAAACTGCTCAGGCTATGTATGACAGTAAATCAGAGGTGAATACAAATGACTAAAGAAGAATTTGTTTCTAGAGTTTCACATATGCAGTACTTAAATAAGTTAAATAAAAGAATGATTGAAAAAGAAATAGATTACTATACTAGGGATTCAAAGGGTGCTAAGTTCACTCATAAATTCAAACATGCTAGGAGGAAATGAAATGATTAGTGTTAAGACTAAGAGTTTTGAATATAGAATCAGCAAGGTTTCAATCTTAGAAAATGGAAAGCCAGACTGCTTCGCACAAAGAAAAAGAGAAGATGGTAGCTGGGGCAAAGTTGAAAGTACTACTCTTAGAAGGTTACTAGCAGAATTAGCACTTAAGCAAACTAGAGGGGTGAGAAACATTGGCCATAAGAATGACAATGGAAGAATACCAAGATTATCTAATAAGAAAAAAAGAGCAAGCTGATGCTGCTGAATGCGAAAATATAAATATGCCTATCATAGCATTTGAAATTAAGGGAGAGCCTGTTGCTAAAGCTAGACCACGAGTAACACGATTTGGAACATTTACTCCACAAAAGACGCTAAATTATGAAAACTGGGTTAAGGAATGTTTTGTTTTAAGTTATGGTAATTCATTTGTTCCACTAGAAGGTCAGCTTAGAGCTAGTATTGTTGCATATTTTAGTATTCCTAAGTCTAAGAGTAATAAGATTAAGGCTATGATGGCAGCAGGAGAAGTTAGACCTGTTAAGAAGCCTGATGGAGATAATATTATTAAGATTGTTACTGATGCTCTTAATAAGCTTGCATATCATGATGATAGTCAACTAGTTGATATTAGTGTTAGTAAATTTTATTCAGAAAATGCTCGTGTTGAAGTACTTATTCAGGAGGCTATATGACAGAAATTAAGTGTAGGAGCTGTAATAAGCTTTTGGGGAGAGTTAATGTTATTACTAAACATAATGATTTTGATATTGAAATAAAATGTCCAAGATGCAAGTTTCAATATAAATATAAAGTTAAAATTAAAAAGACAGAGGACCAAGAGTCCCAGGATAAGTAATTCTTCCTGGGATTTTTCTTTTTTGAGGGAGGGCTAGATATGAAGGCTGATTACTATAAAGGGACTGAGAAGATTCTATACAATTACAACTATCTTAAGGCTAATCTTGAGATTAAGTTAAAGGAGCTACATGAGATTCAATTAGATGATGGAGTAATTGCTATAAACTATGAGGGAGTTTCTACCTGTAAAACCTATAAAATTTCACAACCAATTGAGGCTGCAGCCATTTTAAATCTAGAAATGATAAATAGCATTACACAAAACATTAAAAAGCTTAAATCTAAAATAAATAGCATAGAAATGAGCTTATCTTTACTTAGTGATGAAGAAAGAGAAATTATTCAGATGAAGTACTTTGACTCCATGAACTGGATTCAAATATCAGATAAAATAAACATCTCTGAGAGGCAAGCACACAGAATAAAACATAATGCAATTAATAAAATAAAGATAGGTTTATTTGGAATTAGAGCACTTGAAGAGGACATGCCTATTATTAGATCTATTTAGCAATGTCAGTTTCGTGTCAGTTTTATGTCAGTTTTATGGCAGTATTTTTAGGTAATTGTGAGTTATAATTGTAAGTGGGTTACTTCATAAAATCATCCTAACAATCCAGGACGAAACCTGGGAACTGAAATCCCATTTACTATGTAGATGGGATTTATATTTTTAATTCATAGGTCGAGTGAAAAGTATATCCTATACATACGGTCATTTGGGTTGGTTCATGGAACATGGAAAATATTTTATAATATTTCAAATATTTGGTATTATAGAGGTATCAAATATAAGGGGGAATATTGTAATGGATGTAAAAAAGAAAAAACCTATTTTCAAAAGATGGTGGTTTATAATTTTAGTGGTTATTTTTTTAATTAGTCTTCTAGGTAGCTTAGGGAAAGATGATGTTGAACCAACAATAAATGAAGCCGCAAGCACTGATAAAAAAGTAGAAGAACCACAAGCAGAGCCAGTAGAAGAAGCAACCGAAGTAGTTGAAGATGTCCCAAGAGAATATAAAGCAGCACTAAAGAAGGCAGAATTATATGCGTCAACAATGTATATGTCAAAGGCGGGGGTGTTTAAACAATTGACTTCAGAGTATGGAGAAAAGTTTCCTGAAGACGCAGCGCAGTATGCAATTGATAATATGAAAGCAGACTGGAAAGCAAATGCGCTAAAGAAAGCAGAAACATATGCTGAAACTATGTCTATGTCTAATTCAGGTATATATGATCAATTAACATCGGAACACGGCGAACAATTTACAGCTGAAGAAGCCCAATATGCTATAGACAATTTAAATTAAATTAATAAAATATCCCATTATGCTTAACAGCATGTGGGATATTTTATTTAAAATTATTTTGAGAGGTATTTGATTAATGGATTATAAAAGTATGAAATGGAAAAAGATAAGAGCCAAGGCGCTAAGAAGAGATGAATATTTATGTAGAGAGTGTAAAAGATATGGGAAGACTACATTAGCAAATACAGTTCACCACATTAAACCTGCATCTAAATATCCGGAGTTAAGATTTAATATAAATAACTTATATAGCTGTTGCGCAAATTGCCATAATACTTTCCATGACAGAAACACTGACGGACTTACAGATAAGGGATTGCAACTAGTAGAGCGAATATATAAGCATAGCCCCCCTGTCTTGACATAAAATAATAGACTTAAAGGAATCGGGGAAGGAAAACTCTCTCCAATAGAGTGATAATTTTTAGAAATGGGGTGATGAGATGGCAAGGAAGCAAGTGACAATAAAAAATGAAATTATTAAACAGATGAAAACCTTGGGCATCTATAAGCCAGAATATAAAAATGTGATTAATATTTTTGCAGGTATGCTTCACCAATATGAATACTTTGAAGAAATGTTTATGGATGACGGTTATCAAATTGAAGAAGAATATACAAACAAAGCTGGAGCTACTAATATGAGAAAGACTCCTTTATTTTCTGCGATGGAAAAACTAAGGATGGATATAGCAACATACTCAAATATACTTTGTCTCAATCCAAAGTCCCTGGAGAATGTCACGGCAGAGAAAGCTAGCAAATCTAAACTAGCCAGCATATTAAGTGAGTTGAAATAAATGAATTATAACAAATATAAAAATTATTCTACAGTATTAGACTATGCTACAAGTATAGTCAATGGGAAAAAAGTTGCTTGTAAAGAACTTATTCAAGCCTGTAATAGATTTATTAATGATTTAGAAAATACACAGTATGATTTCAACCCTAAAGATGCAGAATTTGTAATCCAAATAATTGAAAAAACTTTTGTGCATGACCAAGGAGAAAAATTAGATGGAACTCCGCTCAGAGGAGAGCCCTTTTTATTAGAACCGTGGCAAAAATTTATAGTATATAATTTGTTAGGATTCTATCTTAAAGGAACTGTGATAAGAAGATTCAAAGAAGCCTTTATATTTATTCCTAGAAAAAATGGTAAGACGAGATTTGTAGGTGCCCTTACTTGGGCGCTAGGATTACTAGGAAGAAAATCAGGTTCCAAAATTTATATAGTTGGAGCTGCTCTTGAACAATCTTTACAAAGTTGGAATTTTATAAACTTCAACCTTGAAAAAATGGGAGAGAAAGAAAACTTTAGGATTTTAGATAATAATCAAGAACATTCAATATCTGGAGATTTAGGAGATGGCTCAATATATATAAAAGCCTTAGCGGCTAACCCGGATAGACAAGATTCACTTAACTGTAATGTAGGCATAGCAGATGAAGTTCATGCATATAAAAGTCCAAAGCAGTACAACATAATCAAAGAAGCTATGAAAGCTTATACAAATAAATTAATGATAGGCATAACCACAGCCGGGGATAACATGAATTCATTTTGTTATAACCGGCTTAAGTATTGTCAAAAAATATTAGATAAGACTGCAACTGATGAAGCTTATTTTGTTTTTATAACTAAAGCAGATGAGGATGAAAAAGGAGAAGTAGATTATACAAATCCAATAGAGCATGAAAAAGCAAACCCTAATTATGGAGTAACTATAAGGCCAGAGGATATGGTAAGTGAGGCATATCAAGCTCAAAATGATCCACAACAAAGAAAAGATTTTTTTTCAAAAGAATTAAATATTTATACTTCTGCAATGAGAGCATATTTTAATGTGGATGAATTTAGAAACAGCGATAAAAAATATAATTGGACTTTAGATCAGTTAGCAAGATTGCCAATAGAATGGTTTGGAGGAGCAGACTTATCTAAGCTACATGACTTAACGGCTGCAGCACTATACGGAACTTATGCGAATGCGTACAAAGATGAAAACGGGACATATAGAGATGTGGACATAGTAATAACTCATGCATGGTTTCCAGTGATAATGGCCTACAAGAAAGCAGAAGAAGACAACATTCCTCTTTTTGGCTGGAAAGATGATGGGCATCTTACAATGTGTAATACTCCAACTGTTAACTATTCGGACATAATAAATTGGTTTATATTAATGAAGAAAAAAGGATTCAATATTAAACAAGTAGGATTTGATAGAAAATTTGGGCAAGAATTCTATATTGGTATGAGAAAGTCAGGTTTTAGAGTTATCGATGAACCTCAGTTATATATTAATAAATCTCAAGGGTTTAGAAGAATAGAAAAGAAAGCAAAAGATGGAGATTTATACTATTTACACTCACAAGCATATGAGTATTGTTTACAGAATGTTAGGGCTATAGAAAAAACCGATGATATGATTCAATATGAAAAAGTTGATGGAGATGGAGGCACACAAAGAATAGATTTATTTGATGCTAGTGTATTCGCTGCAGTCAGAAAAATAAAAAGTATGGAGAAAAGCGGAACAGCTAGTAAGTGGCTTAAAGGGGGCGATGATTAAATGAAAACAATTAAAGAAAATATAATAGAGATACTTTTTATTTTAGGAGTTATTTTTATTTCTACTGCAGCCTTCCTTACGAATATAAGGATTGGTTTTTTGGTTTTAGGAATATTATTAATGGTTATGGCTTTACTTGCATTCAAGGGAGGAGGTGAATAATGGATGGGAGTACTTTTTAAAAGAAGCACAAGAGCAGCTCCTAGCACAAGAGAAACTCCTAGTAGCTGGTTTTTAACAACTGACGCGTATGAATCTCTCTGTGTTTCTGGTTACACAACTCTTGCAAATAACCCAGAAGTGAGAATAGCAGTAGGAAAAATAGCTGAATTAGTTTCATCAATGACAATTCACTTAATGCAAAATACAGAAAATGGAGATGTTAGGGTAAGAAATGAACTATCGAAAAAAATTGATATAAGTCCGTATAGTCTTCTTACAAGAAAGGCTTGGGTATATAACATAGTTTACTCAATGCTATTGCCAGGAGAAGGAAACGCGATAGTTTATCCAGTTATAAGAAATGGTTTGATTGAAGATTTGATACCTATTCCGCCAAGTAAAGTGAACTTCTTAGAAGCGACAAACGGCTACGCAGTAAGAATAGATTCAAAGATATATAAAAATGATGAAATTTTACATTTTATTATTAACCCAAATCCAGAAAAACCATATATAGGACAAGGTTATAAAGTTGTTTTGAAAGACATAGCAAATAATTTAAAACAAGCTACTGCGACAAAGAATAGCTTTATGACAGGCAAGTATATGCCTTCTCTAATTGTGAAGGTTGATGCACTTACAGCAGAGCTAAGTTCAGATGAAGGTAGAGCAGAGGTATTTAATAAGTATCTAAAGAGTACACAAGCTGGAGAACCTTGGATTATACCAGCAGAGATGATAGAAGTAGAGCAAGTAAAGCCACTGACACTAAATGATATAGCGATAAATGAAGCAGTAGATATTGATAAAAAGACAGTAGCAGGAGTGATAGGGGTGCCTGCTTTTATGTTAGGAGTTGGATCATATAACAAAGATGAGTATAACTCTTTTATTAATTCAACAATAATGCCAATAGCAAAAGGTATGGAGCAGGAACTTTCTAAAAAGCTTTTGTACAGCCCTGATTTATATTTTAAATTTAACGGTAGATCCTTGTATGCCTATGACCTAAAAGACATGGCAGATGTAGGGTCTAATTTATTTGTAAAAGGATTGATGACAGGAAATGAAGTTAGAGACTGGATAGGATTATCTCCAAAAGAAGAATTAACAGAGCTTACAATTCTTGAAAACTATATACCTTTAGAAAAAATAGGAGACCAGAATAAATTGAAAGGTGGTGAGAAATAGTGAGTAGAAAAGAAAGATTAACTAGAAGCTTAGAAACAGAACTAAAAACCAGGGCAGAGCAAGAAGGTGAAATGATAATAGAGGGATATTTTGCAGTTTTCAATAAGCAAACTGAACTTTGGAAAGGAGCTTATGAAGAAATAGACGCCTTAGCTTTTAATGAAACCTTAGGAAATGATATTAGAGCTCTTATTAATC